CAGTTGGCCCTGAAAGTCGAACATCTTCTCCCCATGCAAAAACTACAACCTCGACATCTGTACCAGCTACACCATTTGCATTTAGCAACGCTGTATATGATTTAAATGTCAATGTACCCATATCCTGCAAATTTGCTCGAGAGGTTATATTCAACCACTCCCTATGATAAACAAAAGGTAGCGTCAATTCACCCCCCTGGCAATTTTGTGGGTAGATATCAATATGAGGTCGTTGGGAATAGAGAACCATTTCCTCCTCACCGGTAGTAGCGGCAATGGGTGCTGGATTGAATAAACTTAAAGGTTGATAAGCTGCCAATAATGCACCATAATAAAATGGTGAGGCATTGACAACTATTTTGATCTTCAAATTGCACTGCAACAAATAGTAGTTATCCAACTTCTTTTGTATAGCAGGTTGATCAAAATACAACTCCCATGGCAAACATGTTGTGTCTACAGCCGATCCCTCCACCCAAGTAAAACGAAAGATTTCACTAGGGCGGGATAAATAATCGCCTAATTCAGCATTAACGGCTCCAGCAGACATGACATAATTTATCGATGCGGGTATGGCAGTGTCATCACCACCAACTTCATCATTAAATCCTACCACCTCCTGCACTATTGTGTCTGAGGATGGAGTCACCTTTGCCGCTAAGCTCTGCAGATCAAAACAATCTGCACTATTGAACGTGTAAAAAGTGTGAGCATTTTGCGCATTGCGCAATGGCAAATCACTAGCTTGGGAAACATCACACAATGTATTTCCTTCACCTTTCATGATTTGCTCATTAAAGTTGTTAGTATTAGTAAGTCGTTTTGAACTGTGAGACTGACTCAGGTCATCACAGAGCTCCACATGCACACTAGATGAAACACCACCATCGTCGCTAAATAGCAAATTTGGGGAACGCCCTGGTGTCAACTCTATACGCCCACGCTCACTGATCTTAGTGCTGTGACTTAATTGATCAGTGCAGTAACTGCGCATAAAGGAAGAATTTGGTTGTGACCTATCTTCATAGCCATTCACATTGTATATTTGCTTATCTCCCTGAGAATCAGCAGGCATACAACCAACCTTTTTTGAATTATCCCAAAATAAATCGTATAATTCATTCCACGTTGGAAACGTGGAGGTCTGGACCCATTGTTCCATTTCTAATAAGACCACCAAATCACATAGCATTTGGCGTTTCTCATTGAAGGTTTTCTTCCCGTAAAAGAAGTATTCTCTACAAACATTAGCAAAAACAGAAATTGCCTGTTCTTGAATGGAAATAGACTTGGACCTAACCCACACATAAGTGATCTTTCCAAAGATTCATGATCAATAGGTGCAAGATAAGCTCCAACATCAGAATCAAATCGCCATGAACGTTTTAGGAAAGTAACATCTCGTATATGCAAATAAGGCACAGATTCTGCTTCCTTATCTGCCATAGTGTATGTAATGCCACTCTCTAACAATGCGGCTGCAATGGAAGTATGATTAAACCAAGGGGCACTAATACATACACCAAATACATTATCATCACCGTATGTCAACAAATGAACTTTTGACTTAAAAGACTTAACTTCATGAGCAGGATTTAGCATATAATATACATACCGAAAATAAAGTGAATTCACTAAACCATTGACAATAACAGTTAGTGGATGACCAGAAGGATTTGAGCCAAAAAATTGTACAAAATCACCGTTGAAATCCATTACTGGAAACGCAAC